AGTCCTCAACTCTTATCGTCTCGGCCTAGCCCGTGAAGACCGTGCCCGCCAGTATGCTGGTAGCGTGTATGGCCTTGGTGCTGGTATCGCTGACCGTTCTGCGGCCACCTACGGTGCCCCTATCCTTTCTAACGTAATGAGTCCCGGAAGCCTCATGGGAGCCGCCTCCGGCATGGTCGGGGCTCAGGGCCCGCAGTTCGTCCAGCCTGAATCTCAATACATGGCTGGCGTCATGGGTCAGCAATACAGCACTCAGGCTCAGGTCAACATCGCCCGGGCTCAGGCTCAGGCTGGCCTCCAAAGTGGCATCCTTTCTGGCCTTGGCTCGATTGCTGGAGCCTACGTTGGCCGCACCACCTAACTTACAATGGCAAACCCTTTTCAGCGGTATCAGTCTGGCGGTTTCGAGGCTGTTCCCGGAATCACTCAAGCCGGAGCAAACATCGGTCAGATGCTTGGCTCTGGGATTGGTAACTTTGGTGCCAACATCGCCAGCGGCCTGAAGCAATACTACGAAAACACCGCCAAGGCTAAGGCGGCCGACGAAGACATCTCAGTCGTAGGTCAGCAGTTGATGTCTCGCCAACAAGCCTACATGGAGGCTTCCGGCGTGGACCCTACGCTTCTTCAGCGATACCTCAATGATGACATGATTGAGGAAAACGGAGACAGGGAGGCGTTTGCTGAAATCGAGAAGAACCCGATGGTCCGCTACGCCAAGCAACTCCAGCCAGTCTTAGACTCGCTAAAGTCTTCGCCCAGCAAGGGTCTGTCCGCTAAGTTGTCCGCCCTTAACTCTGCCAAGGCTTCCTTCGGCATGATTGACGAGCAGATGAAGTTGGACGACTTTGTCGCCAAGCATCGCCTTCAGCAGACCGCTAACAACCTTCCAACCAGCGTTCAGGTTACAGAAGACGTGGTCACTCCAAACGTCATCGTCGACCCGAACAATCCGTTCTTTGCCGGAGTTCGCAACCTTAAGAAGCAACTAGAACAGAACTATCCGAACAACCCTGAAATGGTTGCAAAGGGTATTCGTGACTACATCGAAAAGGTTAAGGGCAGTTACAACGACCAAGACATGACTCCGGAGCAGAAAGAGGAGTTCGGAACTGCCCTTAATGCATACGCAGAAGGTCTACGAACGGAAGTTGGCGACCTTACCGATTACGGCGAAGAAGACGCCTACGTTCAGGACATCGTTGCAAAGTCCTATGAAGAAGGCCAAAAGGCCATCAAGGCAAGCGAAAGCAAGGCTGAAGCAAAGCCGCAGAGTCCCGAGGTTCAGGCTCTTATTAAGAAACGTGACGAACGACTCAAGTATGCGGCCGGATTCGACGACCCGAAGAACGTCGAGAAGGACCCGGCTCTTCGCAAGGAGCAGGAACGGATGCGTGACAAAGCAAAGGCTGAAGCCAATGCACTCGATGTTCAACTTCGCAATCTGGGCGTAGGTGTCAATGTACCTGAAGGACTTCAGAAAGTCGCAAAAGCCGCCGCCGCTGAACGCAAGAAGCCGCTTGAACTCAAGGAGCAACTCAATGTTCTTGGTTCCGAAATCTTGAGCGAAGTATCGGACAAGCACCTTGGACGTATTGCCGCTGGAGAAAAAGTAACGGGATGGCAAGTTCTAGTAGACATTACGGAACAAGACATTAACCGAAATCCGACTTCTAGAACAGTTCCGGCCCCCGGAGATGATTTTGGATTTGGTGCGTCTAAACTCCCAGAAGAATACACTCCTGCTCGTAAGTTGATGGAAAAGGCTATGGAGAAACTTGGTATTAACCCAAGAAAGCCGCTTACGGCTGACCAGTTCTTGCGTGTCAAGGAAGCCGCTATGGCTGGCATTCAGACTCAGAAGCAGACTGCCGTTAAAGCCGCAGAGGAAGCCGCCAAGATTACTCCGGAATCCGTTGCTAAAGCCGCTACGGAAGCCGCACAAAAGGCTACGGCTACTGCTCCGACAACCCCTGCCGTCAAATCTAAGCCTTTCTCTATTGGTGAACTAGAACTTGGAAGCCGCCTTGTAGATTACCAACTCAATGCCGTCGAAAGAGAAGCGGCGGCCAGAGACTTCTATTCCAAGAGATTTGGTTCTGTCCCGACTGGATTTACCGAAATGTACCGTACCATGTATCCTGAGGCTACGGTTCGCATGACCGAGGTTAATGGAGTGCCCGTCATGGTAGACGGAAAGGGCAACATTACCGTGCTTAAGGGAGACGCTCCAAACGTAAAGGAAATGGCCGAAGCCAAGGCCCTTACGTTCCAAGGTACCGAAATCGCCGACGGAGTCATCCTTGACGGCATCTTTGCCGGAACTGTCGCCGGAGCCCAAGACTTCCGTAAGAACTATTCTCACATGGCTAACGTGCGTTCTGCCATCGACGAACTCATCAAGATTAACGACATGGGCTATGAGTCCATGTCTCCGACTGCCCGTGCCCGTGCGGACCAGTTGCAGTCGGTAATCATCGCCGCACTCCGAATCCCGATTGTCGGCCCGGGTGCTATCAGCGAAAAGGAACAGGAAATCCTCCAGCGTATTGTCGAAAAGGGTACTGGTATCTTTACCCTAGAAGCGTCCGAACGAGCCGCCCTCAAGGGACTTAAGGACCGTGTTGACGCAGAAATCGTCAACTGGCCTAAGTCGATGGGACTGAATGTTAGGGTTGGCGGGCAGGAATCGGACGTTATCAAACAGATTCGCAGACGTCGTCTGCGTACTGAACGTAACCTTCCTTCCTCCTAGTAATGGCTGACCTCATCCGTAAGAAAGTCGTCGAACCCTTGCAGGGTCCGATGTTCGGAACCCCCGACCAACTCGACGAGGAACAGCAGTTGCTGGCCACGTTGACGCCTGAACAGCGTGAACAGGCACAGGCTGAACTGGACGCCCCAATCACCGGGGATGAACTGGCTGAAATAATGGCCGAAGACTCTCGGTACAAGCCAAGCATCGAGGAATACGAGGTCTACAAGAACTGGATGAAGAGCCGTGAGGTCGACATTATCGACGCTTTTACTTCTGGATTTGGTCAGGTCCTTGATGACCTCGGTAACGCCATAGATGCCGGATGGGAAGCCGACGACAAGATGAAGAAGGCTTTGCCTACCTTGTTTGAAGGCTTTGCCCGTGGCACCCGTGACTTCTACGGAATGCTGGCCCAGTCTCAGGACCCGAACAGCGTCTTGTTCCAGTTTAAGAACGTACTTTCTGGCGATGGTTCTGACCCGGTTGCCGAATACGAACAGTTCCTTCGTGCCCGTGAGTTCAACGCCGTTACGATGGACATCATGACGAACAAGACCTCCGCTTCCAAGGAGGTGTTCGACATCGAAATCGACAAGAGCATGATGATTCCGGAGGTGGCTCAGGCCGTCTCTTACATCGCTGACCCTACCCTTTTCATTCCTTCCGGTGCGTTTGGTGCCATCGCCAAGGCCGGAGCCAAGGCCGTCGGTGCTGGTCACTTCGCCGAGAAAATCATCGCCGCCGCTGGACGTGTTCAGGGCTACAAGGACTTGGTACTTTCCGGTGCCTTGCGTGTCGCCGGAGCCCCCCTTGAACTCATTGGCCGTGCTACCAGCGGAACCATTGATGGTGCCGTAGCCCGTGGTTCTGCTTTGTTTGGCGACATCGTTGGGATGTCCCCTCAGGCTTTCCACCAAACCCTTCAGGGTGCTGGACTTGCCACCTCTGCCCTCCGAGTTCCCGGATGGTCCACCGTATCCGACGCCTACTATGCCGCCAACGTCATGGGTGGCATCGGCGAGACTCTTGGTGCCATCGGACGTCAGGTCGGAAGGGAACAGCGTGGTATCCTTTCCTATGCCGCCCGTGCCCTTAAGGCCGAGGCTGGCTCGCTTACGCCTCAGGCCAAGCGAATGCTTCAAATCATCGACGCCGTAGACCCTATCTTCGGGTACGCCTATGCCGCCGGAGATGCCGCACTTGAAGGTGCTGTAATTGGCGGTGCCCTCGGCGGTCTTGCCGGAGGTCTTGAAGGTGCGGCGGCTGGTGCTGGTTCCGGTACCGCCCTTGGTGCTATCGGTGGAGCCGTAGGCCGAGCCGTTACTGACGTCCATCGTGAACGCACCCGCATCCAAGCGGACATGGTCATCGAGGGCCTAAAGGATACGGACAAGGCCCAATACGACTCCATGATGCTCCTTCGAGCATTGGGTCAGGTCCATGACAAGTCCTACGACCACATCATCGTCGGCCTTGATACCGTGGCTCCCGGTGCCCGTCTGCACATGCACGATGGTGCCTCCTTCGAGGCTTACCTCCAGAAGAACAAGTTGGTCGATACCTTTGACCCGGACCGTGCTGGTCGTGTGCTTCGTGGAGAGGACCCTGCTAACCCGACGCAGTACCATCGCTGGGAAGGTTTCGTCATTCAGAAGGACAAGTCCGGTGCGACTGACATCTTCATCAACACGGAATGGGCCAAGAAGAATGCCATCGGACATGAACTGTTCCATGGCATCATGCGTTCCTCCGTGTACGCCAAGAACTTCACCGACGCAGTAACCCAGTCCATCCTCGGCGTCCGTGGCGACAAGGGTGAACTTATCCGTGCTGGCGAGGTACCGACCGCAGAAGCCTACGAGATGTTCAAGCGGTACATTGACATCGAGTACAAGGACCCTGCCCAGAAGAAGGCCAAGTTGGACCAGTTGGATGCGGCCATGAAGGAGTTCGAGACTACCGGAAAACTCATCTCGGAGTCCGGTCTGGAAGGTCGTGCCATCCTTGAGAATCTTTCCGAAGAGTTCGGTGCCTACTACTTCAATCATTGGCTGGACGACAAGTCTCCCGACTACCTGTTCTTCGGCGGCAAACTTCCCGGTCTTCGTGGCATCTTCGACAACCTCAAGATGGGTTGGATGTCCTTCACCGAAGCCCGACTCAAGAAGTCGATGCCTAACTTCGATTTCTCTAGGACCGTAATCGACGAGCGTACCGGGAAACCCCGTCCGGAACACATCGACGAGGTATTCCGTCGTGACGGCCGTCGTACCCGTTTCTCTGCGTTGGACTACCTGATGCGTGACTTGGTCCGTGCGGCCTCTGGCATCAACACGGCAGACAACCTAATCCTCCGTGGCATGACTCCGGAGCAACGTGCCAAGTTCAGCGAAACTCACGGCCTTGACGGCCTGTTCCGTCGTGACCGCAAGGGCGGTGCCCGGGAAACCTCCGAAGCCCAGATGCGTCGTGAGAACCAGACCCGTGTCCAAGGCATTATTGACACCGTCAACACCATTCCGGCCGCCGAGCGTGGCACCCAGACCATCGTCGACGTCAATGGAGACACGACTGTCGTAGGCACCTTCTCGGACCGTGAACTTGAGGTCATCGTCAAGAACGGCCACATGTCTCAGGCCCTTGCCGACAAGTACAAGACCATCCGTGAGGTGGCCGCCAAGAAGGGCAAAGGTGCGAACGTCCTTCAGTCTAACTACTGGGCTGAGTCCATGGAGCAGGGCTCCGGACTCAATCCTCCCCGTGTCGTCAACACCGGAGACGCCCGTGTCGTCCCGATGACCCGACGTGTGTTCGTTCCTCACTCGCTGGAAACGGTAATCACGATGACCAAGAACGGCGAAGCCAACTTCGGCGTCCTTGCCCACTCCCTCGACTACGACAATCTTGGTCGCCGCAGTCAGGCCGTCTATGCCCAGCCTGAGGCCCGTGCCCTGTACGGCAACGACTACGATTCTTTCCAAGCGGACTTCTACCGCTACCTCCAGAACCTCAGCGACCCGAACGCCATACCCTCTGCCGACCTGTTCGGTGGCGGCGACGTCGGTGCCAAGAAGCGTAACTTTTTCCATGAGGTCCTCGGCTCCGCCATCAAGCAGGGCGAGTCCTACATCAATCCTCCCCGTCCGGGCTACGCCGGACCCGCTGGCCGTGGCGAGTTCTTCGTCTACCAGACCCTCCGCATCGACCGGATGAGCCATGTGGCCGTCCGTCCGGACATCGTGCCTTACGACCATACTCAGGTCTACGACCGCACCCGTCGTAACTACAAGCCGAGCGAAATGACCGCCGAGGAGACTCCTAACGGCACGGTCTACAAGCACCCGCTTGGCTACAACATCATCAGCAAGGGCTCGATGGCCCGGGCTTACGACTCTCAGGGCAACTCCCTAGGTTCGTTCTCCAGCACCGACCAAGCCTCTCGGGCCATTACCCGTGAGGTCAACAAGCGTGACAAGGACAACCTTGCTACCTCTGTTCGTAATGTTCAGGCCGAACAGAAGATGTTTAAGCCTGTCGACGATTCGGAAGCCGCTGAAGCCGTTCGTCTTGGCGACCTGTTCCAGACCACGGCGATGAAGGAGTTTGTCGAGGAACTTCCCATCATCCGTCAGACCGCCGACGAACAGTTTACGGACTTCAAGCGTAACATCGAATCCGGACTCGTCACGAAGCAACAAGCAGAACGTCTCATCATGGAGGTCGAATCTGCTTTCAACGGTGAACTCCGTGAACTGATGATTGAGGAGCAACTTGAGCGTCTTGAAATCGGTCAGCAGACTGGCCAGCCCAGTTTTGGCACGTCGAGCAAGGGACTCAATGATGTGCTTTCCAAGTACATCGGTGGTAAGGTAGTCGGAACTCCGATGAATTGGTACGGCGGCTTTGACGCCTTGCTCAAAGCGGCCAACGAGGCGACCTCGATGGATGAGTTCATTCCGAACTTCGTCAGCAACCTTCAGGCTTCAAACAGAACCCAAATTAAGGGCCAGATGCAGATGGTCCGTGACCTGATGCCGTTCGCAGGAGAACTTGAGGCTCAGGCCAAGATGGGCAACGAAATCAAGAGGTTGAAGGCCGAACTAAAGAAGGGACTGCCCACCAAGAATAGGGGTCATTACCAAAGGTCTGCCGTCCAAGGCCCTAAGTTTGGCGGTTATGCCAAACGTGTTCTGGACGCCAAGGAGTACATCAGCAATCTTGACCCTGATAAGGTCCATGACGGACTAGGAAAGTACCTAGTCGAAAAACTGCCGATGCGTAGGTTCTATCAAACCAATACCTATGCTAACCAGTTCCAGACCGGAGTAGGTTTCGTTGGGGTAGGCGTACACGGTACTCCTTCTGCCGAATTGCTTAAGGTCCGTGAACTTGACCCGGCTAAGGCTGGAGAAACCACCGGAGCCGAGGCCGCCCGCCACGGCATCTTCTTTGCCGCTTCTGACGAGACTGCGTTGTCTCCAATGTATCAAACCAGCCCTGATAGGCCGGATTACACGAAGCCACAGATGCTGAAAGCGGTGTTCAAGATGAGGAACCCGCTTGTCTTTGACTACGCCGCCGACCCTCTTAGCGGCCGGATGAAGTTCCTTGTTCAAGAAGCATTCCTTCAGGGACACGACGGCGTCGTTCTGAACAACATCAACGACGGTGGAGACTTCGACACCGTGTTCGTTCTTCGCAAGGACATCGCCAAGGACCAGCATCGTGTCATTGAGACTACCTTGGACATGGAAGAAGGGGCCACCCCGCTTCCCCGTGGCGACGGTCCGGACAACATGCCGCTTACCGTCGGCACGAAGAACCTGAAGCCCGCCGAAGGCGACGCTATTCCGGACTGGCAGTCCAAGCGGGCTCAAGAAGCCCGTAAGAACCAGCCCCGCAAACTGTGGGTCTACCCGGATACTTCGCAGTTCCGCAAGTGGGCTGGAGGGCTTCCGTTCATTAAGAGCGTTAGCCAGCAGTTGCGTCCTGCCGACATGGAAAAGGGATTCGTCACGACCGTGTTCAAGGGTGTGATGAGCAAGCGTAACTTTGACGAGTTTGGAGAACGTCAGCAAAGGAGATACTGGGACCCTAAGACCGGAGAGACTGTAACAAGAAGGGCTGACCAGTATGGAATGAACCTTGCTGGACGCATGGACCCCAACTACTTCATTTCCGAACAGAACACGGCTGAAGGGTTTGCGGATACGGGAGACATGGCTGACATGTACTATCTCCGTAGCGAAAAACCTGCGGTGCTTACAAAACTTAAGGATGTTGCAAAGAGGAATCCTGAACTAGACAAGGTTCTCCGCAGTTTCTGGGAAAACACCATCAAGGATGAGTTCGCCGATGAACCTGAGTATGGCAAAGGAACCATGTATGAAGGTCTTGTCGAATACGACTACGACGCCTTCCTGAAGATGGTTGAAGAAGGCCGCTTCCTGATGGATGGTCCTGAGGGCTACGACAAGAAGGAGGTACACTTCAAGGGAGACATGGAAGTCGCCATGGAAACTTGGGGTGAGCATTGGAACAGGATGAACCGCCATCTTCTTGAAAATGGCTTTGATGCCGTAGTCGTCCCTGACCGGACCATCAACGAAGGCATTCCTACCATCGTTGCCGACCAGACCACCACCAACGTCAAGGCTTCCAGCAACTATGGTGAGTTCTCCCGTGAGGATGCCCGGTACAACTTCAAGCCAGCCGAGGGCGACGAAGGTCCTACTCCGCTTCGCCGGATGGAGGACGCCTATGACGACCCTCAGGTCAGGGCGTTTGCCAAGGGTACCGAACTTATCCTTCCGGATGATGACGCCGCTACGTTCATCTATGACAAGGGAACTCACATTCCTCGTCCGTCCCTAAAGGATGGCAAAGTGAACTCCCCCGACGTCATGGTATTCCCGACCGGGGTCACGTTATTGGCATACCATGGCTCGACGAGCCGTCGTCGCTTCAAGTACCTGCGTGATGGGATGGACAAAGATAAGTCCTATTGGGCACGAAAGGGTAGCGTGGACTCCTCGCTCGGAACCCATTACACCAACGACAAGGTCCTCGCCACTAACTTCACCCTTCGTAAGATTAACAAGGATGGTACCGACTTCTCTTGGCGTCTAGACAAGGAAGGTAATCCCAAGGACCCGGGTCAGTTGTATGGAGTGGCTGTCCGAATGGATAAGCCGATGTACTTCGACAACGAGATGGTCCTGCACATGGAAATAAAGGCCGCAGGTGGCGTCGAGCCGTTCAAGACCATGATGAAGAAGATGGGCTATGACGGCGTAATCTATCGTGTCGAAGCCGAAGTCCGTAATCAGCGTCAAAAGGATACCGGAAGTTATAATGAGAAACTGCCAGATTTCGCCAATAGTTTCCTCGGAGAAGACGTGTTCGGATACGTTCCGTTTGACGGACGCAAGGTAAAGGACGTTGAGTACAACCGTGGCACGTTCGACACGACCAAGCGTGACATCCGTATGAAGCCAGCCGAAGGCGAACTTGAACCTACCGGAAAGAAATACGATGTTCGTTCAAAGCAGTTCACCTCAAGATTCTTAGGTAGATACGCAAATGAAAACCCAGAGATTCTTGATGGGCTTACAATCAAGGTAGACTATGACTCTGATGCTTCTCCGTTTACGGGAGAAGATGTCCCCTATGGCTTTACCATTCGATTCGACAATCCTTGGGAGGGTGGTGGAAAGGAGCCAATAGCACAGATTGGTGTTCGCTTTGAAAAGGGTGCAAAGGGTGCCCAGTTTGGCGACCATGCGTTCATTACAAGAGTTGATGTTCGTAGCGACATGCGTAACAAGGGGTACGGAAAACTTATCTATTCAGAGGCTGGAGAGCGTGTACGCTCTCTTGGTGCGGAATACCTTTTTGGCTCGGTAATCAACAAGGATAACATTCCCTTCCACATCCGTGAGGAAATCTTTGGTAAAGGTTCTACTCGTCAGCCAAACGCTCCGGGTGGTTCTACCATCACCAAACTAGACCCCAACGCCTACTACAAGCCCGTCGAGGACGGAGGCCAGCCTCCCCGGAACATGAAGGAGTTCTTGGCCGAGCAGGGTGCCAACTTCAATCCTGAGTCCCTTGTCGGCTCGCTACTCCGCTATCGTAAGGACGCCGATGACGAGTCCTCCATGTACGCCCGTGTCTTGCAGTTTGGCAAGAACAAGCACGGTCAGTTCTATCGCCTAATCAACGAGAAGGTGTATCAGGACATCATGGCCTCCGATGCCGGAGACAAGGTCAAGGCCATGCGTATCCGTGAAGGTTCTGAGATGTTCGGAGGCGACAGGTACTCCATGTACAAGGACCCGGCCGACTTCAACAAGTGGCTCGGCCGCATCTATGACGAAGTTCAGTTCGCCGGAGCAAACGAACCCAAGGTCGAGATTCCAAAGCCTAAGGCCATCGACACGGGTGCCTTCCGCACGTTGCTTGAAGACGTCGAATCCACTCTGGACTCCACGTCCTTCACCAAGGACCACACGACCGAACTGTACGGCAACAAGTCCGGCACCAAGAAGGGCATCCTAAAGTCAGCCGCCGAGGCCCTAGAAGCCTACGACAAGGCTACCACTCAGGAAGCCAAGGACGTTGCCATCTCCGACATCGTCGACCAAGTCGAGTCGCTCCGTGAGATTTTGAATGAACTGGAGGACGTTCAGTCTAACTCCGAGGCGTTTGAGAACACCGAAGGATACCAGCGTCGTGAGGAGCAGATTGAAGCCCTCACAGAAGCCGTGGATACCTTGAGCGACGCCATCAAGCCGGACGACATGGGCGATGCTCAGATGAGCATGAAGCCAGTCGAGGGTCAGGATGGTCCTAACGCCGCCAGACTAGACAGGGGGGTAGGCAATCGACTCGACAACCGTCCGCCGTTTACCCCTATCCCCAAGAAGGATACTCCAGACCCAAAGGTTCACACTTTCGAGCAGTTCATCGAATGGGCTGACAGGACGCAAGGTAGCATCCTAATTAAAGACGCATTAGACTTCCTCATCGGCCAGAGTGGATTCATGTCCACGACGGCCGAGATGATTAAGGCCATGTTTGAGGGGGCTGTATCCAATTACAGGTCCGACCCGACCAAAAGGGTAAGTCTGCTCAATCGAAGAATCAAGACTACCCAAGCACGGGCTGGTGGCGGCCTCGAAGCCACTACCATTCCCGGTGGCCGTTCAAAGCAGATGCAGAACGAGCCGATGCTTGGTACGCTTGCTGACATCATCAAGGGACATCGTGACAGGTGGACGAATACCGGAAAACTCGGAGATTTTAAGATGCTCGGAATCCAAGGCCGTGGATTCGAGGGCGTGTTCTTCGAGGAGATTCTTCATACGTTCCACGGAGAGGCCCTCAGGGCCATGCGAGGTAGTGGAGGATTGCCTGAAGGCATCTCAAGCACGACCGCACAGACGACATTGTTCAACCTTTTCACCAGAACCGGAACGAAAGGCGATAACTGGTTCCTCATGGCAAACGGATTCAAGACGGACGTCGGAATGCGACTCAAAAAGTATGAACGTGAACTGAAGTCCGGACAGATGACACAGTCTGACTATGACGCCAAGTTGGATGCCATGCGTACCGAGATTGCGGCGGCCCGTGTCCTGCATGTCTACGAGCATGCCCTGAACAACATCAAGGTAAAGGTAAGGACTAAAAAGACTAACAACAAGACGAAGTTGAACAGCGTTGACGTCAAGGAAGTGACCTTGATGAGCCTTATCAGGAAGAACATCAATCAGTCTACTGAAGTCAGCGACATGGTTGAGCATTTAAACAGTTCCAAATGGCACAAGGATGGGACGTATGAGGAGGTCGAGCATTACATCGTCAGGAAAGACAAGGAGTATCAGGGCACTCCTGACGAAGAAAGGAGTTACAATACTCGTATTGATACCAGCCTGTACCGATACTGGAACCCGATTGAGTTCATGATTATGGCTTTTGCTGGACCCTACGAGGCGGCAGTCCTTCGTGAAATCCCTGCGGTAGACATGGGCAATCTTGACATGTTTGAACGTGGCAAGAACTCCTTCCCCAAGGACCCGAACGACCCTCTTGGTGGAACCATCAAGCCTAGTTTTGTCAGAGGATTGACCCGTTGGTTCAAGAACCTCGGTGGAATGCTTGGAGAGTATTTCTCTGCCATCGCAGATTTCTATGGACTGAACAGCAAGACAAAGACGTTGCTTGAGCAGAACATTGAGGAGTCCCTTCGATTGGCCGCTACTCACCGGAGTAGGGACATCAAGCCTACCTCGCTTAAGCCGAAGCCTACGCCTACGCCTACGCCTACGCCTACTCCTACTCCTACGCCGACTCCGACGCCCACGCCTACGCCCACGCCCACGCCTACGCCCACGCCCACGCCGACGCCTACGCCCACGCCGACGCCTACGCCCACGCCCACGCCGACGCCTACGCCCACGCCGACGCCTCCGCCCACGCCTACGCCGACTCCGACGCCTACGCCTAGTCCGTTGCCCGCACCTGTTCGTCAGCCAGCCGTCATCTGGAGGTCTTGGACGAACGATACTACCGAAAACGGTTCCATGTGGCGTAACGGAGCAGGGTATGCCATCACATATCTTGCGGGTCGTAAGTTCCGTCTATACAACCCCCAGAACGCACTTGTCGGCATCTACAATGACCTTGAAGAAGCCAAGCGACGTGTCCGTAGAGATGAACCGAAATGACAACTGGACCAGACTACGAAGCCGCCATGCAGGACTTTAAGCGAGGTGGATGGATTACGGCCCTCTTTGGAGGAGCCGGGATGCTCGCCCGCTTGCTTGTTACTGATGAGGCCCATCCGGCAATCTGGTGGACTCGGCGTATCCTAGCGTCCGTAATCATTGGCGTCCTGTCCTACTTCGCAGTCTGGCCGCTTGAACTTGCTGGCATCTACAAGTCCGTAATCCTAACCTTCTCTGGAATGGCTGGCCCGGAACTCATCGACTGGGTCATCAGGCAATTCCGCAACGCACCCGACCTCAATGCGAAGAAACGACAAACCAAAGCAAAGCGTCGTTGAGAGCATCATCTTCCTTCAGTCGCTGTTCCTCGTAGCCTTTGGCATCGCAGGGTTCATGGCGGCAAGTACGGTGGTGGCTGGCATGCTTGCCATCACGGATGCGTCGTCATCCGTATCCCTTATTACTAACGGCAGTCTGGTCACGGAAAACACAAGCGTGAGCATAGACCAAGCCAAGCACATCATCAGCAACTTTGAGATTGTATGCACAAGTTCACTCGTAATCGGTCTGGTCGTCGTGACCGCAAGCGTCATCCGGCTCGCCCTAAAGGCAAAGCAAAAGGACAATGGTTAGACCGCATCTGGCAGTTCTTGCTGTCTCGCTTCTTGCGTTGAGTGGTTGCTCCTCGAAGCCCGAGCCAAAGGCCGAGGTCAAAGAGGTCGTCAAGATTGTAGACAACCCTGAGAAGGACAGGTACATCGACCGGGTCGAGCATGAGGCATCGGAGGCCGCCGCCGCCCTGATTGCGGCCAAGCCCGGCGTCACCCCTCCGCATTCCAAATTGGTCGAACTGACCACGGACAGGATGTCCGGGCTTAAGAAGCCTACTCAGGAACAGGTCAAGAAGTACGAGGACGCACTCAAGTCCGAGGCCGCCATGAAGGCCGAGAAGGAGAAGGCGAGCAAGGTAGACGCCGAAACAACCGCACTCTATGACAGGGTCGAAAAGGTCGACTCCGAGAACAAGGACCTGAAGGAGAAACTGCGTATGCTAGAGGAACAGCGTCAGGCCGAGATTCGTCAGGAAGCCTACGAGGACCTCCGGGATGTGTGCCTGTTGCTCTGTACCATCCTTACGGTTGCGGGGGTAGGCATAGCCCTTATCGGCTATTGGATGGGCAAGGGCGTCAAGGCTGGGGTGCTTATCTCCCTAGCCGGGCTTACGGTAGGAGCCGCCCCGCTAGTCATCCAAGACATCGTCGAGGCCGCTTGGTTTAAGTGGACTGTGGGCGTCGTAGTAGTCCTAGGCATCGCCTACGGCATCTACGAATTGTTTGATACCGACGTTAAGGTAAGGCGGAAAAAGGCCAGCGAGCGACCCGGTGAAGTTCCTGAACGGGGACCAGAATAACTTCTGACCTGTTGTCATCGCCCCCTTTGCAGACCCTAGCACCGTACTTCGCCGGGTCCTTGTAGACGGCCCGGAGGAACTGCTTGAGTTCATCGACCCTGAACAAGAAGGCCATCACGGCCTGACCTCGTTCGCTGAAGATGTGCAACCAATAGTCCGACTGCGTCGTCGTGATGCCTGACGGCTTTTCCCGGCACCTGAACTCGAACACGGCGTTCTTGGTGTTCATCCAAGTATCCCGTTCGGTCTTAACCTCGACCTTCGCTTGGTCCGTCCCGAGCCACATCAGCCATCGTTCGCCTTGCTGGCCGAACTGAAGGTCTGCGTCGAACTTGGGATTCCAGCCGGACATCAGGTCTTCTTCAGGGCGTCCGACGCTTGCTGAATAAGGAAGGCAATGCGTTCATCCCGGTGTGCAAGTTCCTGCTTGAGCATAGAGTTGCGTGAGGTGAGAAGCCTTACCTCTGCGGCAAGTTCGTCGAAGAACCTTTTGTTCACAAAGGAGACAGTCTCTCCATCGTAGGTCAGGACTAGGTTCCGCAGTTCGACTTCCGGCTTCTTATCGGTCGACGACGTATTTGTGGAGTCGTTCAACATAAATGGGGGTTCGGTCGCCTACATAGGCGTTCTGTACGTTGTAGAGGAAGTATTCGTCTGCCTCCTCGAACGTCATGGTCTTGGCTAGTTCCAAGAGCATCTTGCCTCGGTCATAGATGACCTTGCATACGCCGTTATAAACAGCCCAGCCAATTATACAGGAGTCAAACCCGTCGGCAAACAGGAGACTTTCGTCTCCCGTCTGCTCAACAAGTTCTTGCCGGATGTTTCGCTTGCGTCCCATTAGAACGGAACGTCGTCAGCGGGAGCGTCGGCGGCTTCAGCCGGGGCGGCACCCGAGGCGTTGGCGTAGAGGGCCTTGGCGGTACGCTTGAGTTTGAGGTCCTTCTCGGAGACACGGCCCGTCTTTTCAAACGGACGGGGCTCCCAAGTGTTCGCCCAATAGGCAAGGTCCTCGACGCCGAGTTCGCCAATCTGCAAGCCCTTGCTACGGCCGAACGGCAGGACCATGGACGGGTCGATGTCCCCGGCAGGGACGGAAGCGGCAGGGGCGGCCTTGAGCATGGCACGGGCTCCGGCGACAGCGGCGGCGGCCTTGGCGGCGGGAGCCGGGGCGGCGGTGCGGACGATGCGGTCAGCCTCGGCGTCATCATCCGTGGTAGCCAGACCAGCCACGGCGGCGATGGCATAACGGCGAAGGTACGAGAACAGGGAGCCAGCATCCTGACCCTTCACGGTTTCACCGACGGGCAGGGTGACGTAGTTCTGGATGTAGCCGCCTTCCTTGTGGATGACCATCGTGTTGACGCCGACCTGATTGCCGTCGCCGTGCGGGAACTGCACGATGGCGAGGCCGTGCTTGGCGAACACAGCCTTGGTCGCCGTCAGGTGAGCCCCGAGGGTGGCATAGGAGTTCTTATGAAACGGGTTCTGGGCGTCAGCGACGACGCTCGTTCCGGCTTCGTTGATGGCGGCCACCAAAGCGGCGGCGAGTTCGGGCGTGATGTTATTTAGCATGTTAGTATCTGGGTTGGGAGAGTAGGAGTAGGTAAAGATGTTCATGCGACGGAACGTTCAAGGGAGGACCTGACGAAGTCCGAACGAGACATACCATTCTTCTTGGACGTCTTGTTCAATGCGGACATGAGTTTCTTCGTGACACGAACGGTCAGCATCTGTTCGGACACGGGATTGAGTTTCGGTTGTTTCGTTTTCATGGATGGAGAATGCGTTCGGCCCTTGCGAATACGGCCTTTCGTTGGTCAGCAAGCGACGGGTGTCTGTGATTGTGTGCATAGCGTTCGGACATAGTCATGCCCAAGTTGTAAGACATGTAAAGCGAAATCTTGCTCGGCGTGAAACCTTCCTTGGTCATGGTGCGTTCGAGCCAGAGGAGATGCTCACGGGCCACGGCACGGGACTTGGCCGGGTCGAAGCAGTTGGCCCGGCAGTAGGCGTATGCCTTCGGGATGCGGCCGAACATCCTGCGGACGGAGTCTTCCCATGCGGCCTTCTTCAACTGATAGGCTCCGAGTTCCCCGGCACGTCCGACGGCTGACGGCCTGTTGTCGCTTTCAATCCTAGCCACCCGGTCAAGGTAGTCCTCGTCGACCAGCGTGGCCATGGCAGGGGCGGTGAGAAAGGTAAGGGACGCCAGCCACACGGCTGGCATCCCGGTTGATGCTATGCAACCCGCAAGACTCAACCAAGTCCTGCGTTGTTCAAGATGGGTCGCCATGTGCGTATGTCAAGCCCCGGCTCCGACGAGGGAGTAGTAATCACGGAACCTGCGGACCAAGGCGTTAGCCATCTCCTTGTCGTCGAACCTGTCGACGAGTGCCGGGCCGTTGAAGTTGGTCGTGATGATAGTCGGCCGCATCGCCGTCGACCTCTCGTCGAGTACGGCGAACAGGTCAGAGGCCAGCCTAGGCGTAGCCCTCTCCTTGCCCAAGTCGTCGAAGACAAGCAGGTCAATCTTGATGAGGTCATCCAGCATCCGGGCGTGGGCCTTCTCGCCGAAGGACTCTTCGATGAGCCCCTCGAACTTCCGCATGGTCAGGAACCTGTATGGCATATTGATGTCCTGCCGGGCCTTGTCTACCCACAGGCGATTGACGACGTGCCAAGCAAGCCGGGTCTTGCCTACGCCTGTCGTGCCGTGGAGCAGGAGCCCAGACTTCTGTTCACTCGGAACCCAATCGGCGGCAGACTGCAACCGGGGATGCAACTTGGCGACTTCGGTGTTCTTGAACAGCGGAGGGTAGGACGGGACGAACTGAATCTCTCCGAGCCCGTCAGCCTTGATGCGGTCGGGTTCGATGTGTTCCCTGCACCGATGGTACCGGGTCAACTTTCCTTCTGTGTTAGCAAGCAGGGCTCCACGCTTCCCACAATGGCAAGAGATGTCAAAACTGCTCATGGTCGTTTTTGGTTAGGGCTTTGGTCTGGTGTTTGGATTTGCGGACAGGGAACAGGCCCTTCCAACCGTTGCGGATGGATTGCTCGATGCACTCCACGGCTTCGTCCGGGGTCATCTTGTTGAGGAAGTCCACCTGACCCATGTAGGTCATGTAGGGGACCTTCTTCTTCGGGTAGGCATACTCTGCCCACCTGACCCAAGCGGCGGCGAACTCGGGAACCTTCATGTGGATTGGTTGCTGGGTGAGCATGAAATCAGGGGACTTGGCTACCCTTCCCTTGGGTATCTTATCCTCTTTGTTATCATCTTTGTTATATGGGTGCAGTTTTCTGCACCCCTCCCCCGCAGATTTCTTCATCCCCCCCCCGCAGATTTCTGCACCCCCCAAGGCGATGCTTTCAACCGTGCGGATGATACGTCGGCCATCGACCTCGGCCCGCTGGATGATACCAGCGGCGTCCAACTCCGATAGCAGGACCTGAACGCCCCTCTCGCTGACGCCTAGGAGGCGTTGGAGGTAGGCGTTGGAGGCGTAGCACCCATCATCACCGTCCAAGCCCGCCACGACCCCGTAGAGGAGTTTTGCGGACGTGGTCAGGTTGTTGTTGTTGAACACCCCGGCAGGAATCCAGATGCCTGTGAACTTGGGTTGGCTCACGACTTGCACTTGTTGAGGGCGAACAACTTCTTCCAGCGTTCATTGATGGCGGCCATGGTTTCCTTGATGACCTGTCGCTCGAAGGGCGTCAGTTGTTTGAGTCCGGGTTTCATAATCTCTGGTCTGCGTTTCTGGGGCTTACACTTCTTCTTCTTCTTCATTGTCCGAAGGCGTGTTTGTGATGGTAGGAGTCGCCGCCGTCGTCGTCCTCGTCATCTTCGCCCTGCCACTCGGGCTCGGTGCGGATGCCGAAGGTATCGTTGCGGACCAACTTGAACTGCTCGGACGTGAAATGCCGGATGACTCCGTCCTTGTCCAAGGCGATGGCGAACACGTCGTTCGAGAACGTGCCGCCGCACCGGACGTAGATGAGCATACCATAGCCGAGGTCCGTCTCGACAGGCATTGGGTTATTAAACTCGTGAATCATAGCGGGCCTTGTGATACAAGGCACCGCCACCCTGTCAAGTGCCTTCCTTCGGGTCGGCCGGAGGGATGTCGATGACGTCCCCTTTGAGCATCTTGTTGATGTCGTCGTGGCTTACCCGTAGGCGATGCTCCACGACAACGGCCGGGGCGTCCTGCAAGGCGAGGACCTTGTCGGTCATAATGGCCAAGGCCAAAGGCAGTTGGCCCGGAGGGATGTTCTCGATTTCGGTCAGGAGCCGGGTGCTACCCTTGGCGACGATGGCGGCCATCGTGGCGGCCGTGGCCTTCTTCCAACTGTTCAGGTTGAGCCCGCCGCTGGCATCCTCCCGGGCCCTGCGGACGGCGATGACTGTGTGCTTCGAGTGGCCGAGACGCTTGGCAATCTCGGCCGTGCCCACTCCGTCGTCGAGCAACTTGTGGACGGCCTCACGCTGGACGTCGGTCAGGTTCGTCCCCGTGTGTTCGTTGTTCGGGTCGGTCGGCAGTCGCTTGGGGTCGCTCTCGTATTTCATACTCCATACGCTATCGGTCTTGACAGGGCTTGCAAATGCAATCTCCTCGCCGCCGCTATGGAAATACTCGTAATGCTAGGTCTATGTTTTGTGGCGGTCGGAGTTCCGATTCTCATCGGCTGTCATCTGGCGGCGTTGTTCGGGCCAGATTTGTCTACCAAGCGGAACCCCCCCGGGCCACACATCAATCATCTACACAGATTCTACGAACGAGGGACGGCCGCCTCTTCGTCGGGAAAAAAAGGACGGCGAAAATAAGGCCGTTCCTCGACGCATTCACGATGGGGGCTAGGGCTATGCGACCCCCGGAGCCGTTAAGCGGCCCGGTGTGTCTGCTTATCCATTGGGCGTTCAAGATGCCACAGCGGAGACGCAAGTCCCGAGGGTGCAAACTCCGGCTTGAAGTCCCTTGCACAGTCAGGCCCGACCTAGACAACGCCGCCAAAGCCGTGATTGATTGCCTTGTCGCCGCCGGATGGTTCACGAACGACGCCGTCGTCTCCCGGCTCCTGCTTTGCAAGACCGAGGGCGACTTCCCACGCCTTGACATACAGGCCGAAGATGACGCTTGACGGCTGAAACGAAAAGGGTATTACAGGGAGCGATGAATACTCCCTCCCTCACTCATTCGTTCAGCAATACCAAGGTCCATCGCAACATCCCGGACCCTGATTACAGGGCCATCCCGGCCCTCTCGAAGTCCTCGCTCACGCAGTTCCTGCGGAGCCCGGCCCACTACCTCGCCTCCACCGAGACGCCCAAGGAGACGACCGATGCGATGATGTTCGGCACGGCCTACCACGCCTATGTCCTGACGCCCGACCGCTTCTCCGAGAATGTCGTGATGAAGCCCGAGTGGGATGCCCGCACCAAGGAAGGCAAGGCCATCAAGGCCGAGTTCGAGGCGTCCCTCGGTCGCAAGGTCTACATCAAGGACGAACAACTCGAAGCCATCAAGGCGATGAAGGCCGCCCTTATGGCCCACCCGGTCGCCTCGAAGATTCTCGCCGGGCTCACCGATACCGAGATGGCGATTGAGTGCGACTATCACCCGATGCACCCGACGCCCGGGAGCGTCCGCATCAAGGGGCTTCTCGACGGCTGGGACCACAAGACGGGAACCATCATCGACCTGAAAACCTGCAAGGACGCCAGCCCGGAAGGCTTTAAGTGGGCGGTGAAGGACTTCCGCTATGACCTGCAAGAAGTGCAATATCGGGCCCTCATCAATGCCGCCTTCCGAGGCGAGAGCCACGGCGGCGTCGACCGCTTCGTGTGGATTGCCCAAGAGAAGGAGCCGCCCTATGCCGTTGCCGTCTATACCCTGTCCCACCGGACCCTTATGACCGCCTACGACGAGTGGCGTGTCGCCGTCCACAACTTCGGCGAGTGCCAGAAGAACAGCGTGTGGCCCGGCTACGCCGCAAGCATCGTCGAATTGGAGGTCGTCCGGTGAAGCCACGGCGGCAGGAAAAGAACCCGGAGGCCGAGGCCATTGAGTTGGCCGACCTCCGGGCTTTCTCGGCCGTCTTGAAGTCCGAGGTCCTCCCCGTCGTCGAGGGGCT